ACACGTAGTTGGTTGGTGTACCGTTCTGCCAGTTGATGCAGTCAGCCCACACGGGCCGTAAGCCAGCCTGGAAGTCGGCGTACGGCTGCTGCATCGTCCATGTAGTCGTGCCGTTGTTGCACGTCCAGGTGATGTAGTCCTGCGCTGCGGCAGGGCTAGTTACGGCGAGTAGTGCCGCTGGTGCGAAGATGAGCCAGCGGTATTTACGCTGGTTCTTCGACCGCAACTGGGGACTCGAAGACGTCTAGTTCGGCGTTGTACTTGTCCCCGATGCCCGCGTACTTGCCACGAAAGTTGCCGTTGTACGAAGTCTGCTTCCAGCCATCGCCTAAACCACAAGCGGCAAGAAATTGTTGCCCGACAGATTCGCTAGAAGGGAAATCGCTACCGCACACATCGTTGTTCACCACAACGACAGTCTGCACGATGTTGTTCGTATCTAGTTTCGCAAAGTGAGCCATAAGCGTCTACCAAGTAATCGTTCCTGTGCCGTTGAACCGATACACGGTGTACGCACCTGTTGTGGTCACTGTCGGACTACCTGTCGTAGATGCGGCTGGTGTTGTGCTTCTTACAATCACGACACCTGAACCGCCACCGCCAGTGGTAAATGCAGGTGACCCCGCTGACCCAGTGCTTCCGCCGCCGCCGCCGCCTGTGTTCACGCCGCCAGCCACGCCGACAGTGCCACCGCCACCTGAGCCTGCGCTACCGCCACCGACACCGAACCTTGACCCACCTGCGCCACCACCTGCAAAGGTCAGCGATGAGCCCGTAATCGTTGTGCTTTGACCATTGCCGCCGTTACCGCCTTGTGCTGTGCTGTTGCCGCCTGCCTGACCAGCACCGCCGCCACCACCACCTGCTTCATTACCGCCGCCACCTGTGCCACCGTCATAGCCTTGACCAGCCGCACCGTTGCCTTTGGAAGTACCGCTATTGTCGCCACCTGCGCCACAGCCGCCGTTACCGTTCGGACTAACGCCGCCAGCCTGTGAAATCACTGACTGCGAACCTAGTGTTGTCGAACCGAACGAACTATTGGCGTTGCCACCGCCAACTGTCGCAGTGTACGAAACACCTTTGATACAGAACATCGCAGGCTCAGCAGAAGCACCACGACCAGATGTCGCACCAGCGACATTCGTGCGAAAGCCACCGCCGCCACCGCCGCCCTGCTGAAGACCTGCGCTACCGCCGCCAGCGACAACGAGATACTCAACTTCTACCGTGTTGCTAACCGCACCACGCTTCGTCCACCCTGATACTGATGTGCCTGAGCGTGTACGCTCACCGAATCGCATCGCTACCCCTTACGCAATCTCGTTGACGTATCCGCCAATCATCACAACGTTCGCAGACGCACAAAACGCACGCACCACCAACGCCGACGCATTACCCTGAATCACAAACCCAGGCACCAAAAGAATCAAACCAGACTCAGCAGTAATCGTCTGCTCAATCAAGTCATCAGGAGCCGAAGTGTTACCAAACTCGATAGTCAACTTACGGTCAGACGTATCACTATTGACCGCGTACAACCACAACTCGTGAAAATGCGCAGTGTTCGTCGGCCCAGTATGAATCGTCGTCCCAGGCGTCGCCGTCGCAGCAACCTTGATAAGCCGCCCGTCGCTTGAACCCGACAGGTGATTTTTGGTGAATGATGCCATGATGCTCCTATGTTAGCCGAAGATTTGGTTGGCGAGAATGAACTGGTCGTCATGGGCTACGCCAGCCGTCAGGTTGGCGGCATCGACCGTGCCCCATGATGCGTCTGTTCCATCCGACTTGAGAACCGTGTTCGCCGTACCGATAGCGATACGCGCAAAATCTGGACCCGACCCCATCGTCAACAAGTCGCCGCGGGTCGTCATAGTTGAGGCAAGTTTGTTGGCCTCATCAGCATCATCCGCCGAGAACACGGGGTAGATAGTTGCACCCGAAGCATGGCTCTGGGCGGTCGTGTCGTCCTGTGCGCGGGTAAGGGTCAGCACCGAACCTGAGATGGTGGCTGTGCATTTTTCTTCGCTCGCAGTCCCAGGACTAATAACCACAAAGAACGGCACCGCTGCCGTCGACGGCCAACCAGTAGTCGCCGCCAAAGTAGCCGACGTATCACCAGACGCCAAAGCGTTCGTGATTGTGGTCTGGGCGGCTGCGCCTCGATACTGTCTACGTGTTACTGCTGGCATTAGGACCTCATCTTACACTACGCATAACCACGATAGCCGTCCCCTCAAAATCGTTCGTACGGTGAGCGTTCACCAACTGGGCTATCTGCATCTGCACGTTCTCCACCACCACCGCAAACGTCTCCTCATTCTCCTGATAGGTCACAACCCTGGGGGTTTCCACCAAGTCCCGCAGATAGGCGAGTTCGGCGTCCACATCCTGCCAATACTCGCGCCCGTTGATTGACAGTTTGTGGTGCATGATGAGGGGGACGGAGAAGATTTGGGAGCGTAGCGGGGCGGCGTAGGCGCGGGCCATCCAGCGGGTGAGCGTTGGCCCAGTCGTCCCGCCAGACGAGCGAGCCAACGTCACCTTGATTTCTGCTTCGAACACTTTGTCTTCTAGGCCGTCAAACGTCTTTTCTTTGGCGTTGAGTGTTGAGAAGGTGGCGAAGTCTTGGAAGTCGCCGCCGTCCGAAGCAACCGAAATGGTGACGGACCCTGAGAGCGGGAGGCAGCGGAGGTCCAACTTGGGGATGAACTTGGCGTCTGGGACACCCCAACGGTAGATACCTGAACGCAGGTAGCCCGACGACACGAGGTTCGTAGCGTGCGGCTGGAACACGCCGACGCCAGACACTGTGAACAGCACATCGTTCTGGAACTCATGTATCGCTTGCACCGTGCCCTGGGCGGTAGCCATCAGGTCGGTTGCGTACGCTGGCTGGTTCGGGGAGATGAACACCGAAACATCCATGCGTCCGATGCCTGTTGAGGTGGAGTCGAAGTTGGACCACGAGAAGTAGACGTACTTGCCGATTCCAGCCATCGCACCGACAGAAGCCCCAGTCTCAACGAGCGGGCCGACGGTGAGGTTGCCGTCGGTGTCTGCCGAGCAGAAACGGAATCCTGTGGTCGTGCCCAGGATGATGTAGCCGAGATAGCCGTAGATGGATTGGACGATTTCTCCGAGGGGCAGTTCGGCGGCTGCGGTTGGGATGGCAAGTGCTGTGCCATCGGCTTGGATTTGCGTCTTGTAAATGATGCTCGTGTTACCTGCGTACCCTGCGGCATAGATGTGGGTCTGGCCAGCGGCGAAACCCACCCACGTCCAGTTCGTGTTCGGGTGCGTGTAGAGCGCGGTCGGGTTGTTGGCTGAGGAGCCTGCCGCGGTGGTGATGTTCCAAATCTTGCGCTTATCCACTCCCTGCCCAGCGACCATGAGACGGCCTCGAACATAGGCAAGAACGCCAGCCTCGATGCCCGTGATGTACGCCGACGAAGTAGAGATGCCAGCGTTCGTCTGGTCGATGTTGCCGTTCGCATACGAATAGAACACGTTGTAGCCGTCGGACGTAATCGAATAAATGTTGGACGCGGCAGTACCAGTGACCGTTGTGACCGTCACGAAATCCGTCGTGTACTTGACATTCTGCCCATCAGTCCCATACAACCGCCCATCGGCGGTAACCGCATACAGATTCGTACCCGAAGTCGGATACACATTCGTCGTATCGCGCAAAAGCGACAAACGGCCACGAGTCCACGGGTCGACGCCCTTGCTGGTGTAGAACCTGTACGCCTCAGCATCAGCCGTATCCGAATACTGCTGCCCTGCCCCGTAGTGCCACGACGATTGCGAACGGCGCCACAACCCCTGCGGGTTCAACGCACCCTCACCAGGTTCCGTTGACTGGTCAACCGAATCACGCACACGCGCATCGAACTGGCGGTTGAACGCGTTCGCTTTCATGTCGACCATGTACGGGCGACCGTTGATGGCGACAGGGAAAATGTCGGGAACCAACTGGGTTGCCCCAGTGCCCGTGTAGAAACCTGTTGCTGGGCGGAAGGCGTCTTTGAAACGCGTCAGCGTAGCCATCGGCTACTTCCTGAACTTGATTGGGTACTGCGCCTTCAATCGTGCGGCTTCGGCGATGATGCGTTCACGACGCAAACGAGCCAGACTGGTCGCCGAGTCGCGGACGGCACCTGGTGGTACTTCGTCTGGGCGGCGCGTATCGCCTTGTGATTCGGTGAAGTTACGTTTGATTTCGCGGGCGTTCATCATCCGCAACATCACACCAGTTTCAACGATGTCATCACAGGTGGCAGGCAAAAAACAATCAGTCGTCAAATCCGACGCCTCAGTCGAAGCACGAACGAACGGGGCCTTGTAACGCACCCGCACCGAGCCAGCCATCACAGGCTCATCGAACACCAGTGTGTTCCCTGAAGCGAAATCGGTGGTCGGCAAACCAGTCTGTAGACGCACATAGTTCAACACTGGGTGGTCGTCGGAGAGGTAGCGGAGACGGACATCCAACAGTTCGATGATGTTGCCAGAGGACGTTACGTCAATCTGTCGGTCTGAACCGTTGTACGTCAAGTCGACTGTGACGACACGGAACAACCCGTTCATCGTGGAGGAGAGGTCGTCCAGTTCTGCGTTGACGGCATCGAACATTTGCGCCCGCGGGAACCGCGGACTGACCGTAGCAAGTACGTTGGCTGAGTGAGCCGCAGCGGTCGTTCCGCCGAATCCTCGCTCCACTGTGAGCGTCTTCGTCGCAGTGTTGGCTTCCCAAACGTAAAAGAGTTCAGACTCGATTTCGAATACAGAACCAGTACGAAAGCCGCCAAGGTCATAAGACAGAACAACACTTGTCGTGCTGCTATCGAGGCTTGTCGCCAACTTGTTGCGTTCTTCAACGACCCCTGCCAACATCTGACGCGAAGCCCTGTTCAGGAGCGTCGCTACTGTCGTCATCTAGTAGGTGTAACTCCCGTATCCTGGAAACGAACCTGCCTGCGCACGAGCAGAAGTTCTGCGGGTGCGCTTGCCTTTCTTCGGTTTCGGTGCAGGACGATACTCCTTAGCGGGAGCGCCTTTCACTTTCGACTTCTTGTTCTTGGGCAACGGCATTACTTCTTCTTCTTTTTCTTGCCAGACTTCTTGGCGGCAGCCTTAGCCATCGCCATCCCCTTCGGGGTGTACGGAAACTCTTTCTTCCCAACTTTCGGCATGTCACTTTTTCCTTTTGTTGCGGGCGGAGATTGCTTTAGCCTTGCGGCGCGCATCAGCCTTGCTGGACGCACCCCAAGCCTGAAGTGATAATAGCAGGCGAGTCGGCCTACCTTTGTTATCGCGTTCAGGTCCAGGCATGTTACCCATACGCGCAAGAAATGATGCGCGGCGAGGATTGTCACCAGATTTCACGGGCGGCTTCAGCGTGCCACCCTTGTATGAGGCGCGACCTTTGGCGTTGAGTCCGCCTTTCGGGTTCTTGCCTTCTTTGCGTTGCCACGCTGGGGTCTTAGACATTGCGTGACGCCCAAGCATTGTCCACGAGATTTGGCCATTTGCGTCCAGCGTCAGCGGCACGCCGCTTCGCGGCAGCCTTCTGCTTCGGGCTGAGAGTCTTGGATTTCTTGTTCGGGTTCTTTTTGTCCCAGAACGCCTTTTTACTTTTTCTTTGCACGGCGAGCCTCCGACATGGCGATAGCCACCGCTTGCTTGCGTGACTTCACTTTCTTGCCAGAGGAAGACTTCAGCGTCCCACGCTTGTACTCCCCCATTACTTTCTTGACTTTATCTTTTTTCATGGTTACCCCTTGTCGATGTAGCCTGCCCGCCACAATACCTCAAACACGCCCTCAGATTCAACATACCTGACCCCAGGCACAAAACTGTACGAACGGGAGTTCACCGAAGCCTCCGTCGCACGATTCACCATGAACTCCACTTTGCACTGAATCGGCACAAACTTGCCACCATCAAGCAGCCTGCCCTCAGGTACTGCGGCAGCCAGTTTCTCGCCTGCGTTCCTCCACGAGAACTCGGTGACCGCAGCCTCCCGTTTCCTGGCAGCCGTCAACCTTGCTTCCTCGATGTGATGAAAGTGATACGAAATCCTCTCAGCCAATTCGGCGGGGTCCGCCTCATCCCACATGCCAGTGCCACCTGACGGCACCTTGCGATGCGGCACAACATCAAGAGCATGGTGGGCGAACTGTGCCTGCCCAGACGTAGCCGTGATGATGGTCGGCTTCCCGCAAGCAATCGCTTGTAGTGGGATGAGTCCGAACCCTTCACCTCTTGACGGGCAGACCCACAGGTCGGCTTGGTTGAAGAATCTGAGTTGGTCGGCTTGGCTCATCCACTGGCGGTGGAACGTCACTTCGGGCATCGTATTCAGCGGCGGATTGTCTTTGGCGTGCGGCGCAAGTTTGATGTGTAACTCGTGGTCAAACTTCAGGCGTCTGCACGCTTCGACGAGGATGTCCAATCCTTTTCTGCGCCACAGTGAACCAGCCCCATGAATCCTGAACTTCGGATTCGGTGGCGTCTCCACAGGTCGCCACACCGACCCGTCCACCCCCAGTGGCACATAGGAAACATTCGGGTGATGTTTGGAGAACATCTCAACGTTGTGTTGGCACGGAACGAGAATCTGGTCGTATTGCTGTACCCACGCCACGAAGCGATGTTGCAGCACATCTGTTTCCCACATCGTGAAACAAACCTTGTGTTGCCCCTCCAAGAATCCTTTGATGGAGAACGGGACACCCATGTGGACCGACACGGATGCGCGAGGGTCAAGCGTCACTGTGTCTGGTACGGCGGACAGGTACCCTGACAGCATCGCACCGTAACCGAACCTGCCGTCGGTGAAACCGTGCCAATGCTGATAGTTAGTTGATGTCGACGACACTGCGATACTTGTGACCTTCAAGGTTCCAGTTGATGAACGGACTCAAAGAATACACTTGGCAGCCCAGCGAACGTATCTTGTTCGCCACGTCACGAGTGTGTTTCTCCCACGCAACCCACGACCTATCGGTACCTCTAGCGTTTTCGGGTTTCATGTACGGCGGCTTCATGTACTCGTCAAAGTTTGTTTTGTCGTCGAGGACGCCGTTATCTGCGCCGACGAGGATGATGGTGGATGCGCCAGCCCATTGCGCGAAATGCATCGAGGTGTGAACACCAGCGGAGCCGACGAGCAGTGTGTCGTTGGCGGGCCAATGTTTCTCAACGTTGAACGCGGCACGCCACTGACGTGATGCACGGAAACGAAACACGTTCGATTCGTCTGGCAGCGGGTCGGAGTGGAGTCTGTCGCAGTCCCTGTCGGGGCAGATGATTGGGGCGGTGACGTGATGCAGTCTGGAGTATTCGTGGGCGAGATGGTTGTGGGAGCAGATGTAATAGTTCTTTAGTCCGTAGCGGATGCCTGTGCGGTTGGTGGCGACACAAATCTTGTCGTCAAAGAATGAGCGGTCAAACAGGTCAAGGCTGGCTCCTGAGCCAAACACGTAGACGGTTTGCCCTTTGAACCTCCCCTTGAAGCCGTCAATCATTAGTCGGCAATTTTTTCCAGTTTGGCTGACCCGTCAATCTTGGTTGGTTGGCCACCAGTTTTGCGTATCCGTTTGTATGCGTCCATGTCTTTGCCCCACTGTTTCTCTTTGTCGTTCAACGCGGAAACATTGTGGCGTGTCGGCATCGCAGCCCCCGACATTCGCACGTGGCTGACACGGCAAGCAAAACAGCCCTCGACGTCAAGATTCGGATGTGTTTCCCTGTGCTTCATGGTCCCCTACGAAATGTATGCGCCGTAACCTGCCGCGGTAAGACTAGCAACTTCGTCGGCGGTGACTTCGTTGTCGGTGCCACCCCAATACACTTTGCGGATAGTTGCAATCTCGTTCGGTTCGTTCTCCGTGTAGGTGCCGTCAACGAGCAGGAACACGTTTCTGCCGCGAGGTTCGGCATCGAAATGGCGGAACAGGTTGTAGGCAACCCGAACCTCTTGGGAATCGAACTCTTTCGGTGGGATGCCCAAAACTACGAAGTCGTCGGTTGGTGGTCTAAAGATGCTCATGTTACGTAATCACCATACCCTGCTGCTATGAGTTCGTTTTTCTCTGCTTGGGTGACGAAGTTCTTGGAGCCGCCATAGTAAATCTTGGCGATGCGGTCATACTCACGCTGCTCAACAGTTGTGAACGTTCCGTCCACCAGTTTGTAGACGTTGCTGCCAGCGAATGTTGGTTCGGCGTAACGGAACAGGCGGCCTGAGATTGAGTCATCGAAACGGTCTGCTGCACGGATTTCGGTTGTTGCGGGTGGGCGGAACAGCAACAGTTTGACGACGGTATTGCTGCTGGTCCCTGTGCCTGTGGTGGAGGCGGTGCGTTGGCAGACGCGAGCCGACACGATTTCCCTGCCACCTGTACCCGCAGCCGAAGCGGTGCGGAAACGGGTGATGAGTTTGACGACCAGCGATGAGCCGATACCTGGGCTTGTGGCGGTGCGGGGTGCGATGCGCAACTGGGTGACGCTTGACGTGCCTGCGCCTGCTGCTGTGGCGGTGCGGGCACGGGTGACTTCACCATCAGCCGTAGATGCCCCTGAGCCTGCTCCAGATGCGCTACGAGGCACGATACGAAGCGGGGTGGCAGTAGATGACCCTGTGCCTGTCCCTAGCGCTGTGTACGCACGAATGATGTTCTTTGTGACCTCAGAACCGCCGACACCCCCAGCCGTAGCCGTGCGGGGTGCGATGTGCAACCCGACAGCACCACCGTCCGTGGTACCTTGACCACTCGCAGTGGCGGAACGTGGGACGACCCGCTCACCCTCAGCCGACGAGCCACCAACACCAGCGGCGATTGCCGTACGTTTGGCAACCAGCACAGTAGTGGTCGATGATGCACCTGACCCTGAACCTGTGGCAGTACGCAACGATAGAACTAGACGTTGCGCAGTTGACGACCCTGTACCTGCTGCTGAAGCAGTACGGTCAACGACGACTAGGCCACGATAGAAACCCTGCGTCGTCTTGTACGGCGAAGCAAAATAGACAACCTTGCGAGGCGCAAAGTTCGGTACTTCCTCAAACTCCCGAAAGCCAGGAGTGTCGACGAAGCCGAACGTGAAGTCGGTGACGCCAGTAGCCATTCGGCTACCTCACCTCAATCGAGGGTCAGCGTCAGCGAAGTGATTTGGAAAGTGTCGCCAGCGGTGACAGCAGCAGAAGACGACAACGCACCCTTCCATAGGCAGTTGCCCGCAGTTGAGTTGTCCCACAGCGAGAAATGCGTGTACGTTTCGGTCGTGGAAACATTCGTCCACTCAACAGTCGCAGACGACGCCATCGAACCGCTCGACGCGGCATTGAACGTCACCTCTTCACGAGTCGTCTCGGTCGCCGCATTGGAGGTGCCGTCCTCACCAGGGTCACCAGTGTGCAACTTCACATACACGTTGCTGACAGAAAACGACTGGTTGCGCAGCGTGTCAAGAAGTTTGTTCTCGGCGTAGTTGGAAATACCAGACATCAGTTACCTCGCCTGAGATGATAGCAGAACAGCCTCAGCCAAAAACCACAGATTGTTCCGACCCCGAACCGTCTGGGTCACCCCGCCACCAATGATGTCAAACCCCTCCTCAGTCAACAGGCGCCGCAACACAGGCGCCGAAAAGTAGGAGACGTGCTGCACCATGAACCTGTCATGCGAAGGCTCCAACGAATCGAAATCCGACACATCGGGCACCTCCACATACAGCCAGCCACCAGGCTTCAAATCCTTGTGTATGGCAGCCAGAAAGCCACGGGGGTCGGGCACATGCTCCAACACCTGGCAGCAGGTCGCCGCATCAAAAGGGCCGTCCGACAACACCCCCGCCTCATAGTTCGCGCACACCACATGCGCCCCAGACCTGCGGGCTGCAAGCGACGCGTAACTCACCGTCGGCTCCACACCCCAAAACTTCCACGTCGAAGGCAACTGCTGTCTTAGGGCATGAAGCAGCACACCGCCACCGCAACCGATGTCCACCAACTTCCCGCCGTAAGACAAATCCAACATCCCGCGCAACAAACCAATCTTCTGATGGTTCTCCGACTCGTCCGCAGGCAGAGAAGTGATGCGCTCAAAGTATTCATCAGGCGTCTCGTTACGCCACTCTTGGTCACGGAAACGCTGATACAGCGTCACCATTTCCGATTTCGTCAACTGCGCAGAATTGAACACGTGCCCACAGTTGGAGCATTTCAACCATTCTCTGATGACATCATCACCTGCCTCAATGAGGGAAAGGTATGTGTCGGAACCCGTTTGCCTACGCACAACCTTGACGTCTGCCGCCAAACAGACTGGGCAGTCGGTTGAGTAAAGCATTAGAAGTGGGGGAGCGGGGCAGGGGAGGAAACCCCGCCCCCCACCGATTCTAAAGAACTAGTTACCTAGTTCAGTTTGCGCCGATGCTCGACGCCGACTCGATGCGACGCAGCGAAGCCTCGCGGAATCGTGCGTAGCCACCCAGCCAGTACCAGCCGACAGGCTGGAAACGCTGGAGGACGTCGACCACTGGACCGCGAACGACACGCGGGAACGCGCCGTTGCCATCCACGATGCTGTGCGCCTTCGCCAGAGCCTGACGGCCTGCGATGTGCGTGCAGTACACGTCCACCGTTGCCGAAGAACCCGTCGAAGAACCAGAACCATCCGAGGCGTTCTCGAAAATCTTCGCACGTGGCGTCTCAATGAAACGCACGCCTTCGAAGGCTCCGATTTCGCCGTTGTAGATGTTCGCTGGGTCGCTGTACACGTGCGGGTCACGCCACGAAGCCACACCAGTCTCCGAACGGAGGTCGTATGACACGTCGGGGTGAATGTAACCCATGTACATGCCGTTGAACGAAACGGCGTTGGCCTTGCGGAGAGCGGCGACAACGCGTCGGATGTCGTTCGCCTCAATCTTGTCTTCTGGCTGAACCGTCGCACGCGACGTTGGGGTGCCAGTTCCGCCGCCACCGTAGACGACGTGGGTGCCGCCCGACAGGACGTCACGGATGACGCCGTCGATGCTGATACCAGCGTTATAGCCGACGATGTTGGCTGCTGCCGCGTCCACATCAAGGAACGAGGTGCCACGCAACTTGGCGGTGGTGTTGACGGCGTTGCCGTACTCTTCCAGCGTCACTTCGACCTGGGAGTCGCCCATCACCACTGGGGTGACGTCGGTGTCCTCGGTGAGGGTGCTGGTCTTTTCGGCGAGGTCGTTGAAGATTGTGAACTTCACCGATGAGCCTGGCATTGCTTGTGCGACTGGCATCACGTCTGCAACCGCGTCGAACAGAAGTTCGGAGCGGAGTGCGAAGTACGCAATCCTGTCAAATGCAACCTGGTCTGTAAGCAGGTTGCTTGTTTGTGTCTTGGTCATTACCTGTTATTGCTTTCCCCCGACAGGCACGGGGGCCTGCGGGCTAGATGTTTTCTGCTTCTTGCCTTGCTTGAGCCAGTATCTGCATGACCTCTTGTTCGTTGCGAGCCTGGTTGATTTTCGATGCCCAATCGACCACAGGTTCGCTTGTCTCACCTGCGCGCTGGGCCTTGCTAATACGGTTCCAGGCATCGGCTTCGGATTTCGCTTGCGCGTTCTCCGCAGCCTTCGCGATGAGATTCGCTTCCTCCGCTGCTTGACGGATGGCTTCTGGGGAGACTTCGCCGTCGTAGCCTTTCACGAAATACTTTGCAACAGGGTTATCCATAGGGACTCCAGCCTTGATGAAAGCCATCTCGCGTTTGACTGATTCGGCTTCCGCTAACTGTTTCTTCAGTTCAGCGGCTTCCTTTTCCAGCAGACGCATCCGTGCACGCACGGGGTCTTTCGGTGCCTCGTCAACAGAATCGTCTTCGAAATCGTGGACGTTTGACATTGGCTCACTCCTTTACCCACACCAGGTTGGAGGTTCCTGGTGGCTGTTGTCTTATGTGACATCACTCAGAGTAGCACACCGACCACTCTTGTCAAGTACCCTACTGGGCTAGACCGACACCTGTTTCGACGACACCTGATGTTGCGCCTGTGGTGCGGGCGAATCCGCCGCCACCCATGAACTCGGCGACACGTGTGCGTTGACGCTGCTCCAACGCCTGCTGAGCCTGGACGTCAAAGCCGAGGGCGGCACCGACTTTCTGTTCTTCGGTGAGGGCTGCTTCTCCGCCCATCTCCTGATAGAGGCCAGCCAACTGTCCTGCCCGCTGGAACGCCGCCTGTGCCTGTTCTGCGCTGTAGCCGCGGCGAACCAAGTCTTCTGCGGTGGCGGCACCGAACTGGAAACCTGCTTGTTCTCTGCCGCGGGCACCGATTCGGGCTGCCTCAACTTGGCGTTGGAGGACAGTGTTGGCTCGGACTGGGTCAATGAAGTAGGCGGCGAGGGCTGATTCGTCGTTGCCGACCTCTGGGTAGAACTGGCGGAGGGTGTTGAGGACTTGTGGGTCGGCGTCACGAACCCTGGCGAATCCGTCGTTGATACGGGACTGGAACTCTGAGGGGGAGACGTCACCTTCGATGAGTTTTTCGAAGTCGTCGGGTGAGTCGTAAAAGTTGGTTGGGAGGCGGTTGGCGACGAGCACTGAGCGGTATTGCTGTTCGAGGCCGATGTAGGTGGCGGGGTCTAGTTCGGGTAGGCCTCGTGCTGCGCGGGCGCTGTTGGCTCTGAAGCGGGTGCGGAACTGTTCTGTGTCGCGGAGGTTGAACAGGATGGCGTCTGAGTCTTCGATGCCTTGTGCTAGGAGTGAACGGATTTGGGCTTCTAGGCCTTGCAGGCCTGCGCGCTGGAGGAAGGTGTTGATGACGCCGAAAGCGTTTTCGCGGCGTTGCAAGGCTTGTTGGCGGGCGAAGGTGAGTGATGCATCTTCTTCGTCGGTGTCTTCGTCGGTGTCTTCGTCGGCTCCACCGCCGCCACCGCCGCCACCGCCGCC